GCCGACCGTTCCCCATTTCGTAACTACTCTTATTGTCATGTTTAAATTGAAGCGTGGCGCATCTACTGTTTGGACTGCGTTCAATTGTTCTTGTTGATCTTGAATAACGACGTAAGTCGCAATCGATCCATCTACACTCGGTAACGAAATATTAGGATTAACTACCTCATCGAAAACAGGTATCGAAACAGTACCGTACTTCAACGTTGAAAGCGCTGTAATTACCTTGCCTCTTATTTCCGTTGCTCTATCCATTGTCTTTCGTTTTTTCTTTCACAATTTCGTCCAGCTTCTTATTGAATATTTCGGTGTTCTTTAAAACCGACGGATAAAGATACGGTTTCCCTTTCAAAGTACCTAATCCGTTGATGTAAAATTTCCAAGCAATTTCGCGTATCCATTCAGGGTAAGGTGCAAGTATCTCTCGAGCCGACAATCCTGTACCAAATTCGAAGTAAGCGGCCAAATTGTTTTCACCCCAAACGCCTACCTCTCCTGTCAAATCGTTATTTCTGAATTCGCTTTTAATCGTAATGAAATGATCGCCATCCTCGCCAACAGGAGCTTTCCTTGTAGCCTCAACTTCTATATCTTTAACAGTATCGACGACCAAATACCGCATCTTTCTTATTTGATCCGCTTTGTACTTCTTCAAGTTATCAGAAGTCGTATTGATCACCTTTCCCATCTTCTTAATCTTTAGCCGTTATGTCGAACACTAATTCTTTTCCGTATCTTACGTTTTCGATTACGGGAGCGTTTATGATCCGATAATTTTTCTCTCTCCACTTCACGATATGTTGCACCGACGGCATGAAGCCAGCTCTTAACATTATACCTACTCGATAAACAGTCGGTAATTGCATCTGTGCCTGTTCGATATTAGCCGACACTTTCAATTGTTCGATACGTGCCCACGTCTTCAATTCCAATAACGGCTTAGGTGTGTAACCGCCGTATCCGTCGCTTACCATTCCTTCGCTCCAGAACTCAATTATCTGATCGTATCGTCCAATTTTCATGTCTTTGAAATTTAAAAGATAGGTTTAGTCGAATGTCTTCTGTAAGTTGCCATCGAGCTTTCGCTTCCTGATTGAACATCACCACGCGATTGATACATAGCTGCAACATCTTCAAGTATCGCGTTCAGAAACTCTTTCGATGAGGCTTCAGGGTTTTCAATTACTGTTTCAACGCCAAACTCATCAACTACCGTTATCGTAGCACTTATTCCTGACACTCGCAATGCTTTGTCGATAGCAGCATCAATCAGCGACTGCAAATAACTGTCCTGATCTGTGAAGTCTATATGCAGCGCTTCCTTAACGTCATCGAGTGTTATCATTTTCTACTTCGTTTTACTTGTTTGTCTTTCTTGTCAGCATCTGCATATTCTGCATATCCAGCAGCGAACCATCTTTTCGCTTTGCTTTCAGATACATCTACTATCGTATTCAAATGTTTTACCAATACCTTCATTTTTATTGAGTATTAATGTGAGCGGTTGCCCGCTCACTATTAACCATTAAGGTGCTCTTCAAGCGCATCTTCAAGCGCTTTGATACGTGCAGACAATGCTATCGCCAATGCTTGAATATTAGCAGCAGCCGCCAAACCTACACTTGCATTAGCAACTACCGCATGATCATGATTACCTGCAGCTGCCGTAGTAGCAGTAGTCCCGATCGCTACATCGTCGATAACTGCCCATGCTTCAGCTGCCGTTGATCCAGCCGCGATAACGGAAGGCTTTCCTGTAATATCTGACCATGCAGCCACTTCACCAAGTGCAGACAAAGCAGAATATTTATTTACTCCGTTACCACGCTTATAAATACCAGAAACAGTATCGAAAAGCAGATCATTAGGTGAATAGATAGTGTTATCAGCTGCCCATTCTGTCGTCGTTGCTTCCCAAACTTTTGCGTTATATTTAATTTTTGCCATTTTTTTTTATTAGTTTATGGGAGCGGAGTTAACCGCTCCCTGTTAAACATTAAACATTAAACATTAAACATTAAGCAGTTGCTGTACCTTTAACAATAGCGTTACCGTTGAATACGGCAAGCGATACCCTTTCCTCTATTCTGAACATTACCTTGTTTACTTTTGCCAAAGTGCTGTCTTCGAACAAACGAATTTCAGGGTTCATCCTGCGTAAGAACATCGTAGCATTTCTGTCAAAAGCGATGAAGTTGTTCTTCGTTATCGATGTAGTACCAACTGTTTCAAGTCCACTGACAGACAAGCGACCGTTTGAAAACATTACAGTACCAATCGGCAAATCGTATTCACCGCTTCCTGATGCTTTATTCAATCCTACTTTAACGATGTCGCGAGGATGCAAAATAACATTCGTCGGTACATAAAAGTCGTTTGTTTTTTCAGGAATTTGGCCGTAAGCAGCGTCAATGATCATGTCCAATAATGCTGTGTATTCACCGTCGTAAGCTGTTGCAGAAGCAATCAATCCGATTACAGGGTTAGTTGAAGAATCGCTTGTACCGTTTAGAATAAGGCTGTTTTCAGCCGTTTTCAAACCGATCAACAGTTTTGATTGTAGATAACCAGTAAGCCATACAATGTCATCCAGCATCTCGCGATCAACTACAGCATAACCAGCAATCCATTTGAAGAATGCCGATTGAGAGGTAAGGTCATAATCAACTTGTGCCTTATTGCCTGTCTTATCCCAAAATGCTACTGCACCTTCTCCACCGTTTTCTTTCGGATAGATAACGCTGTTTGCAGTTGAGGTAGCAGATGGCAAAAGATCTGCCAGCCACACTCGATTGTAAGGATTAGTTATCAGTCCTTGCTGCACTTCCTGAACAAAAGGAGTTGCATTAGGAAAGTTGTTTGCAATACTCATGTCTCCGACAGCTTTCAATGTAAGACGCAATTCAGGCGATCCTTTTCTGAAACCTCTGATAGCATCCTCATTCGATTTGATAGCTTCGGCAAGATTTTCATTGAAAGTCTTTTGTTTGATCGTACCGCGAGTTTGATTGATCTCTTTCAATTTCGCTTGCAATTCCTGTACTTGTTTATAGAAATCAGCCTTCAATGTTTCAGCTTCTTCTTTTGTCGCTACATTATCGAATTTCGATACAATCTCACTCATCTTTTTATCGATGAATTCCTGTACAGCATTCTGTGCAGCATCTTCAGCTGCTTTTTTCACGTTTTGCAACGCTTCTTGTTTCTGTTTTTCAAGCAATTCTGCTTGTTCTTTTTCTTTATTTTCCATTGTTTTTTTTGTTTTAAATGAATAATTCGTAAATATTTGTGATCAACGGCTCAACGGCTTGAGTTGTGTCAGCATCAAGCTGATCAGGCTCATTGTCTTTGAGTGTCAAAAATTGTTCTAACGATTTAAGTATGTTATCGGAAAATCTTACGTTGTAAGCTTTTTCGATGATACTCCAAAATTCTTCCTGTGTCGGTTCGGTCAATTCTTTCACGGCCTTAACAGCGCTTACAAGCGAAAGTTGATTTGCAGGTTCTTCAGTTGTAAGTACCGATATTTCTTTCAGCCTGTATTCGACCACTTCCGCTTTGTTCTTCGCATTTCGTTTTATAACCCATCCGCCAATACTCATCCCGCTCTCGAAACCGTTTTCATGCAGAAACTTCACTTCATGAAACGTGTCTCGGCCAGCATCGGTGTCCATCAGCATCTTTGCCGTCAAGCCGAGACCGTAAGGATCTGCGATATCAAGCTCAAGCGGAACGCCGACAAGTTGAGGAGTATGGTTTTTGAATATCTTTATCTTTTTCGCACGCTCGGCTACCGTCTTCGAGAACGATCCAGGCAGCGAAATGTCTCCGTCGCTATCCTTAACATTGTAAACATTCGCGTAACCTTTTATGATTCCGCTCGCCTCATCGATATCTCGAAATTCTGAAAGGTTCTTAAAAATTATTTCTTCCATCTTGTTCTGTTTTTAATCGTACATAAATAACCTGACAACCGCAATTTATCACGTTGCCTGCCGAAGCCGACGGATCGTGCGGGTACATCATTCTGTCAGTAATCCCTGTGTTCGGATCGGTAACGATGAACGGTTCATCTTTCGGTATCTCAACACCTGTATCCATCGCAACATGCCAATCGCGCGGATCTTTAGCACCACGATGTATCCACAATTTGCCGATCGGTATGTCGGTTTGCGCTGCCCAATCTTCGGCAGATTTCGCTTTTGCTATGTTTATAGCGTTACCAGCCTCCGTTCTCGCGATAACTCTCGCCCTTCTTTTGCCTGCCGCACCACCCATCACGTTTCTGATCCGCTTTGAAAATTCTGATCTCGTTTCACCGATTGACGTGCTTGCTATCGTTTCCTGCAT